AGTTTGTTTCTTCGGAGACAAGCTCCCCTTCTATTGTAGTCCCAAGCAAAGATGCCAGCCGGGATTCAACTTCTTCCCTAGACATTTGATCTATCTTGCCGAACATAACCTCTTTTCGATCCACAACGAGTCCCCCGACTTTCAGCAAACTATTTTGTGCCGAGATTGCTGCATTAAAAGATCCAGCCTCCAAAGCCTGATCCCGAATGTCGTACAAATCTTGTACTGCTCTATCGTAGTTAAGCTCATACTTCTTCTTAACTTCTTTCATAAGTGAGTCGTATTCGGATCTAACCAGGGGATTAGACATAAGATTATTAGCAGCTTGACGGGGAGATTTATATCCCGCCTTAGCTGCTGCTTGAATTAATGATAGTCGTGGATTATTGACTGCGTGCCAGATGAATAGATGTTGTCTGCGATTAAGTCTTTT